GCTATGTCCACTCAGTGGGCATGTCCACTCACTGGGCATGTCCAACCAGTGGGCACCCCTTATGTCCACTCAGTGGACAGTCCCTCTATATATATAAAATACATCTCTCTGAATACATACTATGAGATTGAGCCGTCAGGAAGCAGAAGCCAGGAGAGAGCTCTACGAGGAGGGCGGCCAAGCCATTGGGGAGCTCCTGTGCACCTACCCCGAGAAGGAGCCGCAGATCTGGAAGCTGGTGGCAGGTGCTGGCCTGTGGACCCGTAAGGACCTGGCGGCCTTCAAATCCCTGTGGAGACGGGACCACCCAGTCGAGTACAGCAGGATCAGGCAGGCCAGGTACGACCGCAAGCAGCTTGCCCGACGGCGGGCCGCTAGACTGGAGAAAACACGGGAAGCCAGCAAACCGCAGGCCATGCCCACCCAACGCAGACCTCGGAAAGACCTGAGGGACCGAAAGTGAGCCAACGACACACGAACATCCTGCGCATGCTCGGCTCTGCCGCGTTGTGTGCCGCTTACCTGACCATCACCTCGGGATACCTGGTTCCAGGCGTCCTGATCAACATGCTGGGCCAGGCCCTGCTCCTGCCATTTGGTCTGAGAACGAAGTCTTGGGACCTGGTGGCGTTATCTGCATTTTTCGTCGTGGTCAACCTCCGAGTACTGATCGGGGGCTGACCTGTTATACTGGGTGAGTACCTCTACGAGGAATCGTATGACCCTCCCCAACCTCGCTGGCGTTGCAACCAAAGACCTGGTCGAAAGCATCGGCACAGGCTCGTTCAAAGCTTCTTACATCAACTGGAGCCGCACCCTGCAGCTCCTGCGGCAACATGCTCCTGGCTGGCTGGTCGACACCGTCCCAGCAGCGGATGGCAGCCTGCTGCATCGTGCACCTGTTGGTGCTTACCTGCTGATCCGCTTTTTGCACATTGACGGGTCCGCAACTCCCGCAGTGCCTCAAGCGATCATGGACCATCGCAACAATGCGATCCCCTACGACAAGATCACCGCACGGGACATCACTGACACCCAGCGTCGTGGTGCTTGCCTGGCGGCGGCCATGATCTTCGGCCTTGCTGCAGAACTGTGGGCCAAGATTCCCCTCGAAAGCGGCTGGGGGTCCGATGATACCGAGGCCGCTCCCAAGGCCCCTGCAGCGGCCCCAAAGGCTGCTCCTGCGGCCAAGAAGGCTGCACCGGAGACTACTGGTGGCACTTCTGAGCCCACGGAGGCCGCATTTCGCGAAGCCGCCCTTGCCAAGGGAGTCGACACCCGCGCCATCGACGCAATCGTCGCCAAGCTCGGCGGCAAGTGGGAAGCAGGCCTCAAGACCCTCGCAGCCAAGAGCGCAGAGGAGCTCAATGCCAAGTACGCCCCCGCAGAGGACGGCGAGCAGTGGTGATTCATTGGCTGGGTTTATCCAGTTCTTCCAGGGCATAGAGATTGATTATCAGGAGGGTTCTGTCGCTTGACAGGCCCTCTTTTTCTTGGTACACTCGTAGAGTAATTCAACCTCATGGAGGTAACGCAATGACCGATCCCATCACCGCCTGGCTCAACAACGCTGCTCGCTACGAGCTCCTGACAGCAAAGCAGACCATCGAACTGGGCCGCAAGATCCAAGCCGCTGAGGAGGGTTCCCCTGAGCGCATCAAGCTGATCAACAAGCTTTGCCAGCACAATTTGCGCCTGGTGGCCAAGTTCACCCGCGCCTACATGAAGGGTAGTACCCGCAAGCTCACCTGGGGTGGCGACGAGACCATGGACCTCCTGCAGGAGGGCTACTTCGGCCTCCGTCGCGCCGCCAGTAAGTTCGACCCTGAGCGCGGCTACACCTTCGCTACCTATGCCAACGCCTGGGTTCGCCAGGCCATCGGCAAGTACCACGTCGACAAGCTGAGCCTGATCCGCGTTCCCGAGTCGTCGGCCCGTGAGATCTTCTACTACGACACCCACGGCAAGCCCCGTAACGAGAAGACCTCCCCCTGGGTGGCAGATGCGGCCTCCGCTGCTCGAGCTGCCTACGGCCTGGTTTCCTACGACAACAAGCTGGCCGATGAGGAGCACTCGCTGATCGACCTGCTCTCCGAGGAGAACCGCATCGTTGACGAGAGGGGTGAGATCAACTACGACCGCTACAACCAGCTCATGGAGGACGTTGGCATCGACGACAAGGTCCGTGCCGTGATCATCTCCTACTGCAAGCGCGGCAACCTCGACACCGCCATGATGAAGAACAAGCTGCCGATGACCAGGGTCAACCGTGCCAAGGTCCGTGGCGCTATCGAGCAGATCAAGGCCCACTGCGGCCAGTAAACTGTAAGCACACCTTTTCAAGGAACCGAACAATGGCATCAATTTCCCTCGCAGGAACCGTCACTGGCAAGCAGGGCGAAGCTCCTGTTTCTGTTAAGACTTTTGACAGCGGCGACTCCGTGGCCACCTTCTCCGTGGTTGACCGTGAGTACGTCTACGCCAAGGCTGGTACCGAATCCATGGGCCAGTTCTACAGGGTGGAGGTTCGCGGTAAAGCCGCCCAGATCGCCGCAGACCGCCTGCAGCGTGGTGACAAGGTGGCCGTGCATGGCCAGCTCGTCCAGCGCGAGTACGGGGGCAAGATCTATCTCGATGTGAAGGGGGCACGACTCACCTACCTCGAAGCACGACGAGATGCGGACAGTGGTGGCGGCGACGCCTTCTGATCTGTTATACTGAGGGGGTCCCACGAGGCCCCCTTTTCTTATGGACATTTACGAAGCCGAGATGGCCCCAGGCACTGTTGGCCTTCTCTTTGACGACACCCCGCTCCTGACTCACTCGCATGTTCGGGCTTTTGTTTGGCCGATCCTCCTTTATCGCGGGGCTGTACGGCCCGCTGAGGTGGTTGCCTCCCTCACGTCGGTCTGCTCGGTCGAAGACCTCAAGACGGGCGCCTGGGACCCGTTCCTGGGCGACTATGGTGACCGCAGCCGTGCGGAGCTCCTGGTTGACGAGGTTCTTGGCGAGATGGTTGGCGAGGGTCTCTGCCGCTATAACGAGGATCAGGACATCTGGGTTCTGACCCTGGGGGCCAACCGCCAGAACGTTCCTCACGTCATCAACGTGGTGACCGCGCTGGATGCTATGATGCCCCAACACTTGCTGGCCGATCTGGCCAAGGAGGAGCGCGACCGTCTGCCTGTCCCTTTCTAGGAGATACCCATGTCTGATCGAAACAACAAGCGTGTTCGTCGGGAGCGCTACCAGCGCAACCTCGAGCGCGACATCCAGGACCACCAGGATCCGCCCTCTGGCGGCATGTACTGTGTGGTCGACAAGAAGACCAAGGAAAAGCACAAGGGCCTGAGTTTCAAGCAGGCTACGGCCCTGTGGAACACGCTGGAGAGTGCCATCATCCTCCAGGATGAGCACGTGAGGCGCAATGGGTAGGTTCCTCAAGGACGGTGAGTTCAAGCCCAAGCCTTCAACCGTCAAGGCAGGCGAGCGCATGCAGCAACCGCCAACTCCATTGCCAATCTTTCGCCGTAACACCAACGTGGAGGTGTTCATTGGCGCTGGCTGGGGCAAAGGCACCGTCGAGCATAGTGATAAGGTTCGTTGCGTGGTCTTCCTTAAGATTGGCCAACGGCGAGTAACCTGTTATGATGCTCGAAACATCCGCGAGTACACCCCGAACAAAAAATGACCTACGACAGCATCAACCCCAACCACTACCGTGGTGACCGCAAGCACGAGCCCATCGAGGTAATCGAGGACTGGGGCTTGAACTACCGCCTCGGCAACGCCGTGAAGTACATCTCTCGCAACGGCCGTAAGCCTGGCGAGGATCCCCGCGAAGGGCTCAAGAAGGCCATCTGGTACCTGGAGCGCGAGATCGAGGCTATCGGGGCCCAGCAGGTCCCCTACGCCGTCACTTACGAGGACGTGCTGCAGGACTATGCCGCTTGCGCAGCCGAGGGCTACGAGTTCAACGCAGAGCGCTCCCTGGACAACCAGTACGCACTGTGGGACGACACCCTGGGCCCCATGGAGCCCGATGCCGAGCTGGAGCAGATCCTTCTGGGGTATCCCATCCCTGTGACCCGTGGCGTCGACTACATCGGCCAGGCCGAGTGGGACGAGCCCGATCCCGAAGAGGCAGCCCTGCGTTACCCTTCCTGCGACTTCGACGTAGACGAGCTGCACAAGGACCTCGATCAGTTCGAGAAGGACGAGATCGTCAGCACCTTTGAGCGTCGTGGCATCATCTTTGGCGTCGACAAGGCTGGCCGCACTTACATCCTCGGAGTAGCACAATGAGCACCGTAGCAATGTTCGGTTCCGCCAGACCCAAGCCAGAAACGGAACTATACTACAACACCGTTCAAGCGGCTCGCCTGCTGGCTTCCAATGGCTGGACAATCGCCACAGGTGGTGGCCCTGGACTCATGGAGGCGGCTAACGTCGGAGCCAAGCTTGGTTGCGAGGGAAGCACCTGTTCGCTCGGATACTCAATTTACCTGCCATTTGAGTCCGAGACAAACGCAGCAGTGCAGCGTGACTCTCACCACGACAATTTCTTTACCAGACTCAAGCAGTTTACTGATGAGTGCGACGCTTTCATTGCTCTTCCTGGTGGCTATGGCACTCAGCTGG